GTTGGGCAATGCTTTAACAATAGGACGCTTGGTACGACTAGGAGTAGATCCAAAAGACGCCGTAAACCAAGTTAGAGATCAGCAGATTAAAGTCAACCCCGCAATCAGAGAAGCTCGTGAACGGGATCTTAAAGATTTCCTCGGTGGAAAAAATGCAGACTTCGAATCAATGACTGAGAAGATGTTTGATAGAACCTTCACTTACTATAATCCCAAGAATGTAAAAGAAGTAGTACCTGAGGTACGTGAGAACTTCATAGCTGCCTACAAGATGACAGGCGATATTGAAACCGCCAAGAAGCTTACGGAAGTTAAGATGAAAGAAAGATACTATCTAACCGACATTAACGGTAAAAAACAAATCATGGAAGCGGCACCAGAGCTATACTTCCCAGATCGTATACCTGAGTTTAAGAAGTCTCTTAGCAGCACCATACAACAGTTATACGGCGAGTCAGCTAAAGTAGAGGGTAATAGAGTCAAACTAAATAACGAGGAGTTCGACGTAGAGATCGTTCCAATGTTTGGCTTTACCGTAAATCAACCGATGAACCAGAAGACCTACTTACTTAAGAAATCTAATGGTGAACTAGTCACTCACGCGAACGGTGCCTTGGCGACCTTTACGTTTGGTATTAATCCAGACGAATATAGACGTAAGCAAGAAGCCTACAGAGAAGAGTTATCAAAAAGAGATATGTATGTTGGTAGTGAAGCCGCCATCAAAGAACGTACAATGCAGGATGTTAATAAAATTTTAGAAAGTGTTGACCCTATGTTGCGTCAATCAATTCTAGATAAAATCGAAAGAGAAGGTAACTAATGAGTTTATTAGATCTACTACAGTCGAAAGAAGAAGAGATCCTGAGCGGCAGCTACGTAGGCCAGGCCGGGTCATTAGATCCAGCCCTTCTTACTGCCGTACCGCTACCTCAGACAGATCCTCTTGGAAAAAATCTACAGCAGGAGTCTAATACCTCTAGTCTCGACTCATTGTTGGCCGGGTTTGGATTACAATCTGAAAGCAATAGTATCACGGGCGCCTTAACAACAGTTGCTAAAGGTCTAAACGTAGATCCTAACTACAACCCGTTTGAAGATCCGGCATTAAAAGCAGAAGGCCCAGACTTTATTACTAGATATGGTAGTTCATTTGTAGGAGCTCCTAACTCAGACTTTACCAAAGGCTTGATTGAAAGAACCAAGAAAAACGAAATGTTACGTGAGCAGATTGCTGCTAATGGTGTGTCTGGGTTTGTCGGTCAGATGTTAGGGTCAATGACAGATCCTATTAACTTAATTGGTTTTTATGGGGCTGCAAGTACCTTATCTAGAGCAGGAAGATTTGCCTTAGGCGGTGCGCAAGCTGGAGCTGCAGTCGGAGCTGGATCTGTGTTACAAGGTCAAGCGGATCCTACCAAGACGTTAGAAGAAATAATACAAGAAACCGCTGGTGCTGCAGTACTTGGTGGGCTATTATTCTCATTAGGACCTACTGCCGCTAGCTTACCTAAATCTACAATTGACGGTTTGAAAGACTTTACCAAAGGTGGTGTAGCTAAATCAGATATTGACTTCTCAGATATACAAGGTGGATTTGGTAGTGCGGGTGCAGCACGTGTTGGAGAGATGGATCGTGGATATGATATCTTATTCAGTAACCCAGTCTTCCAAAAGACATTTGAAAAATCATCATGGTTAACTGCACAGGATAGGCTACTCTCATCTACCTCAGATATAGTTAAGCACTACGCCAATAAATACACCGAACATAACTACATCCTATCTAGAAATACAGAAGGTATGGCTACCCCCACTTCGTTTGCAACTGATATCACTGTATCCACTAACCTCAAAATTCAGCCATTACTGACACAATTAGAGCAGTTATATGCTGGATATAAACAAGCAGGTGGAGCTAAAGGATACAACGACTTTCTAGTAGATAGCGTTCATACCAGACTTGGTCTCAAGACAATTGTTGAGAAAGAGGTTCGCGAAGCCTCCTCAATTCTGGGTAAATACTTTGATCAGTTTGTACCTGAGTTACAAGCCAGAGGCGTACTACCAGACAACTGGGTAAACAAGAACAGCTACTTCCCTATTAGATACGACTGGAACAAGATCACATACAACCGAGCCACCTTTGAAGGCGACATCATGAAGGAGTTGGTACGTGAGAATCCGGCTGCCGCTGCAGATGAACTAATGCTACGGTCTGACGCACAGGAGATCGCGGATCAAATGTTAAAACAGTCTGTAGGAGATGTTAGTGAAAACCTTCAGTTCAAAGCCCGCGGGTTAGAAAAACGCGTCCTAAACTTCTCCCCTGAGTTCCAAGCCAAATACCAGCTAGATGATATTGAGCAAACTATTCAGGCATATACTAAGCAGTACTACACCTCTACTATTCAGAAGGACTTCTTTAAATCAGGAGACGAAGATGTGTGGAAATACATGGAGTCTAACGTTCGTAAAGATTATCAAGAGATGCGGGACAAACTTGCTAACAAGAAGAATCTATCCCCTGAAGATCTAAACAGAGGCTTAGCTCAACTAGACACTAAGATGGAGCAGGATCTAAACGATCTAAAAGATTTATATGACATGCATAATGGGATGTTCACGCTTAAGGACGGTAGGAACGTTAGGATTGCTGCGGCAATAGCAAAAACATATCAGACATTAAGGCTTATGGGTAAACGTGTAATCGCCTCTATACCTGACTTAGCACGTGCCAAATATTCAACCTTTGCCAAATCTGAATTTAATACAGAACTAGGAAACTACTTAAATACAACAGTCAAGCAGTTCAAACTGTTCGGTACAAAAGATGACGCCCGTATGTTTGGATTGCTATCTGAAAAACTTTCAATGATGAGTAGTCGCCAAGAGCTAATGGATGACATGACCTTACCTCCTGTGGTTAGTGGAATTGAGAAATATCTGCGTACAGTAAATACAGCGTTCAATAAAATTACTTTGTTCGATAAGTATACAGATACCTTAAATGTATGGGCTGCAGAAGACGTCGCTAAGAATCTCATCAACGCCTCAATGAAAATTAAGAATGGAACATTAAAACCTGGGTCAATGGAGTATATTGAATTCTATAAACTAGGGGGTAGTGACAAGCTGGCTAAACAAATCCTTGAGCAGTTTGAAAAACACAAGCTTATTGAGGAGTATGCCGGCGGTAATGTGGTATTATCTAACTTTAAGAATTGGGATCCAAGAGTAGCAATTGAATTTGGCTCAATCATCAAACGCGCTGTCGATAACCGAATCATTACACCAACTATTGGTAGTAAACCTACCTTTATGTCTAGGGCTTTCTGGTCTGTAGTGACTCAGTTCTTAGGGTTCCAAATGACCGCCATGAATAAAATCCTACTCCCGGCTATGCAACAGGCTTCAGGTATGGGGTCTGAGTATGCCGTGAAAACTCTGTTACAATCCACCAACGATATTATGCTAGCAGCCACAGCCGCAACTATCCGGGGGTTTGTATCTGGTAAAGATTCAGAAGAAGTATTAGATCCTAAACGTGCGATTCTAGGTGCCTACCAATATAGCGCAATGCTTGCCATGGTATCAACAATGACAGGTCCGCTAGATAAATTAGGACTTGGGCCATCACAATTATTAGGGGTATCTAAGTATTCTAAATTCTATGATAGAAGTCTACTTGAAATTCTGGCCGGGCCGTCCTTCGGAATGATAGACCCAACCGTCAACATGGCATTCAGACTTGCGGATGGGAATATTACGGACACAGACATTAAGAAGTCTATTAAACTTTTACCGCTATCAAACCTCCTATGGTGGGATTGGGCAGTTAACAATATTAATAAACAGGAGCAGAAATGACCGTAGCATCTACAACCACGCCTTTAATACAATATAGCGGTAACGGAGTAACCACCGCCTTCTCAACCTCATTCGTTTTTAGCTCTAGTGCGGATCTCGTCGTAGTACTAACTAGTGCAGCCGGAGTGGATACAACCAAAACTATCACTACACACTATACGGTAACTGGTGGAAATGGAAGTTCAGGTACGGTAACGATGATAACACCCCCGGCCTCTGGAGAAACCCTTACCATATACAGACAGACAGCACTAACACAGTTAACTGATTATGTGGAAAATGATGCGTTCCCAGCAGAAACGCATGAAGCAGCGTTAGACAAGCTAACCCTAATAACACAAGAGCTACAGGAAGATATTGGAAGAGCCGTACAACTATCCGCGACATCCGGTCTCTCTAGCGTAGCGTTCCCATCTCCGGGCGCTGGTGAATTTATTAAATGGAATTCTGGAGGAACAGCATTAGAAACGATAGACATCGCTGACGTAAGTGCCATTGAATTACCCGCCAGTAATGGCCTTATGGTTTATAGTGGTACTACCTCCCTTACATCGAGAACCCTCACAGGAACCGCAAACGAGATAACTGTTACTAACGGGTCGGGGGTTTCTGGGAATCCAACACTTAGCCTACCGTCTGCACTAACGTTTACAGGAAAGACTGTCACAGGAGGAACGTTTAGTAGTCCAAGCATAACAAACGCGAGTTTCAGTGGTGGAGGTACCCTGAGCGGGACATTCACAGGCGGAACACTAAGTGGCCCTACAATTACATCAGGTACATTAACTAGTGCGACTATAGACGGAGGTACAATAGGTAGTACAACCGCAGTAACTATTTTAAACGTAGATAACCTACGGCTAGACGGTAATACCATATCGTCCACAAATGCGAATGGTAATATCATACTAGATCCGAACGGTACGGGCGGCGTACAGTTAGCTGGTGATGAACCTCTACTAGACTCTAACGGTAACGAGCTACTTAAATTTGTTGCTACGGGGTCCGCAGTTAACGAGGTCACAATAACCAACGGGGCCACATCAAACAACCCAACCATTAGTGCTACAGGTGGTGATACGAATATAGGTCTTACCCTTGTACCTAAGGGGACAGGTGGTATTAATCTTACAGGGGTTGCCAATATACTAGGTACGTCTACGGCCTCAGGTAAGGTACGTTTGTTTGAGGATACGGACAACGGGTCTAATTATGTTGAGCTTACAACACCAGAATCAATTACCTCAAATCGGTCCATAACAATACCGGATAGCGACATTAGCTGCTTCGTTGTTCAGCGTGTTAGTACCTTAACTGGTGCGGTTGCAACTGGGACAACTATTACGCCATTAGATGATACTATCCCACAAATAACTGAGGGTACAGAGTTCATGACTAGGGCAATTACTCCTAAGAATTCAAACAATATATTGGTAATAGACGTAACCCTTAATGTGGCTTCAAGCGTAGTTACCCCAACCTTTATCGCAGCACTACACCAGGACAGTACGGCTAATGCTTTAGCGGCAATGACAGCCCAGTGTAATAACGCTGACGGAGCTACTAATATTACATTCAGACATATAATGACCGCAGGTACCACATCATCTACGACATTCAGAGTAAGGGTTGGTCTTGGTGGGGCGGCTACCGTAACGTTCAACGGTGTGGCAGCAGGTACACGTAGGATGGGTGGTGTAATGGCGTCATCTATAACCGTAACAGAATATTCAGCATAATAAGAGGTTTGTATGATAACATATTTAGATAAGATTCGATTCCTACATCCTGGTATCCAACACGTAATGCAGTGGCATACCGATGAGGAAGGTAACAAACTAGGATATGAAGGTATAATTTGGGAAAACACGGAGATTGAAAAACCTACTAAGGAAGTTCTAGATGCAATAAGTGATTCAGCTGTTGAAGCGTGGTTGGAAGCAGAAAGGAAAGCTAACCTACTCCATGAAATGTTTAGGAAGCCAGAGGTTGCCGCCATATATATGTATATGAAATCAATAGAGCCAACCTTAACCAAAGAGAAGTTCATCGACAGGTTAGAGGCAATGAAGGAGGACTAATATGAAGAATATTAGAATAAAGGAAGAGTTAATTAAAATCACAATGAAGCTTGAAGAAATTCAGGAAGATGTAAAAGCCATTCGAGATTTAGAAAGACGTATAGAAATTTTAGAAAAAGATAAGGCATTCTTAAAAGGGTTTACGACATTTGCTGTCACAGTAGTGATAGGTATCGTAACCGTAGTATATCAATTAGTATCTAAGGTAGGTTTATAATGCTACAAATAGTAGGGTCTTTAATAGGAGGGATCGGCAGTGCGGTGTCGGGATTTTTTGGATTAAAGCAAGCGCAGGTTAACACAGTACATGAAACAATACGTGCACTGAATGAAGCAAACACATCATCGGCAGATAAGGAGGCCGCTATATCAAACGTCATTATGTCAGAGGCTGGTAGTGGTTACTGGCTTGCTGCTGTGTGGCGCCCCTTAATTATGGTCTTTTTCTCAGTATTAGTTGGTATGTATTTCTTCGGATATACAACACCTAATTTAATGCAACCAATGCCGGCTAACTCAATCATTGCAGAAGTGTTTGAGATATTGAAGACTGGTATTATGGGATATATGCCGCTTCGAACTGTAGAGAAAATTGCGTCTCAAATAAACATTGGACGTATAATATCCAAATTATTAGATAAGAAGATATAATATGATTATTTTAGATTACATTATTATTGCTTTAATGTTTGGACTAGGCCGCGCTATTGCAGGAAGTGGTGTTAAAGTCGGGAGGGTTTGGCAGGGATTCCTAGCACTGACGTCTTTCTCTTTAGTAACTGATTTATTAACTGCAGGATTGGCTACTGCATTGCTTATATTAGGAATGTCGTTTGGGTGGGGTAAGTACTTTTCCGTGTTACCCTTTGTTCACTTTCCACGCGAGAGGAGTGACTTCCCACCCGCAGACCTCATCTCTAATTTAATATTTGATAAGACACAAAACAGTCAGCTGGCCGGGTTTGTTGGTATGGGTGTTAGATGGTCGATTGGTTTACTCCCACTATTTCTGTTTATAAATTGGAAATGGGCTTTGGGAGGTGCTGTTGCTATATTTATTGTTGGGTTACTATATCGAGGTAGTTATATAAAATATGACCCGCTAGGAGATGTCGACTTTGAACAGCGTTGGCGGTTGGCCGAGTTCCTAACGGGTACTTATCTAGGTATTATTATATCAGGGTTACATTATTTAAGTGTCGGATCCATAGTCGGGCTCCTGCATCAACTCCTTATGTAAGCACTTACCAACCATCTCCTGTGTTGGGAAATGTGTAGGGTGAATATCACACACCATTACCTCATCAGATTCAGGGTCAATAAGTGCTCCCGATTCCAGATCCCGTAAGTAGTCATCGAAAGCTTCTTGCTCCATCTTATCGACTGCTATAGCAAGCGCTAGGCTAGTTAATGCATGGTGTAAGTGAGGTAATCCAGATTCCTTGTCCAGAACCTGACCATCAAAATGTTTATATAAGTGTCGAGCTGTTGCATGTAAAAACTCATGGGCCGGCACACTCATCCAATTAAGATCATCTCCATATTTCTTAATCCCAAACTCTCTGACTGTCGCCATAGCTTCTAGAACAGAACCTGGTATTAATCCTAGTTTTGGTTTTCCTTTTGTATCTTTACACATTGTAAGTCTCCATTAATTTCATTGTCTTTGTTACTACACTGGCTATCTGTGAATCCCCGTTCTTTAATGCCAATCTATACGCTTCTAATAGTACCTCCACTTCGCCGATCTCGTACTCTAGCCCTACCGCATAGTCTATGTTTGTGTTGTGAGCTATGTAATTAAAAGCTGCTCTATATCCAAGTCTTATATCATTATCCATCATAATTACCTCCCAGTACTCCCAAAGCCGTAGATACCTCTTTGGGTGGTTGTTAAATTGTCAACGTAAGAGATGTCTACAATAGGTACTGGTAGTATTACAAGCTGCGCAATTTTATCTCCAATATTGACATTCGGATCCATCTTAGATTGAAGCATTACTTTGATCTCTCCTCGATAGTCAGAATCTATTACTCCCCCAACTACAATCACATTACGCATTGCCATACTTGACCTCGTTAGAAGTTGTGCATATGTACCATGCTGTAGTTCCATGGAGAGATTAGTTCCATATACATACACATCACCTATAATATCTATAAGTCCTGTAGTTTTAATATCGTAGGCTGCTGCTCCGGGAGATCCCTTCGTCAGCTTATAGTATAGCTTGTCTTTATTAACTGGTGATATATTTAGACGTATTATCATTTAGACCTCCCAGACTTCTCGTTGCTTAGAACCATGGCAGTGTATTTACCTAGGATCTCTTTCCCTTCTTGTATCCCGAGCACACCCCATTTACCGCAGTCCTGACATTGATAGCGATGATGTTTATTTTGCTTTGTAACATAACTACCCCGCATCTGGATATGATCTGAACCACATCCAGCACAGCAATGACTCTCAGTAAACAATCGGATATTTAGCTTACTCTCAACATGAGGCAAAAGTTTTTTGAAGACTGCCTCTAGTAATTGTACATCCTGTTTATTATAGGCCGCCATCTTCTTCACAGACTTCTCACAACCCTCGGCACACTTAACCCAGTAACTCCAGTTCATTGGCATCTTACCGCCCAGTCCTAATAACTTACCGATGTAATCAAGTCGATTTGCATTTAGATTAAAATGTTTCTTGACAAGTTTATAAGTATCTATAGTCTGTACCTTAGGTGGTGGCGACACGTTGTTAATCAAAGCTCGAGAACTAACAAACTTACTGTCGAACTTATCTCCATAGTGAGCTACCATATAGTCGGCCTGCTCCATGATTTTGATGAAGTCGGATACGAGCTGCTTGTCGTTATATGGATCTTTCTTAAACACCTTCGGATAATCCGCCACCGACATCACATGTGCTTCACGTTCCCCATACCACTTATAGGCAATCGTTATTATGGATCTCTCTTTTAATATGAAGTTGGGGTTATTACCTCTATCATCAAACAGAGAGAAGAAGTAACCTTTGTTCATCAAAGTTTCTATATCCCAGATTAATACCTTTGGATCTTTATTATGTTTCTTTTTACTCATGTTCCCAGTCTCCTTAAAAGGCCGTTGTTAATTCTGCTACTTCTAGCTTCGTACCAAACTTCAAGTTAAACCCATATTGTTTACCCACATCGCCGTTACGATTTTTCTTGACATCAATGATAAAGTTCCCTGGGGCCTTATCATAGTAGTGAACTATCTCACCCTCTTTATTCCGCCTTACTTCATCATGTGCCTCAGCTACTGTTTTGTTCCATACCTTCAGAACTAACTCAGCGGCATTCGTTATATCCTTACCTTCTCGTGCCTGATCTTGGTAAGGAGTTTCGCCTCTAGTTAATTGCGACCCTGTGATAATTACTTGATTCCTTTTATTACCAATTGCCCGCAACTTATCGGCAAAATCTTTTATTACTAAATACCTATTCTTGTCGAACCCGCGTGCTGGTATGATCTGCAGGTAGTCAACAAGGACGATTGCATGTTGGAACCTATTAGAATCCAAGGTCCGAACTATTTGCTCTATGTCTAGGTCTGCGTCCGTTATGTATAAACGTTGGTTTAGTAATGGCTCTACTTCACTGAATGCTTTAAGTTCACCGTCCAATAACATGGTACGATACATCTCCTCGTTCTTATGAGGTACGCTAGAAAGCTCAACACCTTCCATTGCCATAAGTAATTTCAGCAATACACGCGGTGCCGGAATCTCATAGGTAAAATATACGACAGGTCTGTCAGGATACTTACGTAGTACATTGATTGCTAGGTTTATCATGAAGCTTGTTTTACCATGCCCACTCCTGCCTTCAACTACAACTAATCCAGACTGAGGTAGCCTTACATCTTTATCCAAGTTATCCCAGCCCATTGTTAGGCCAGTCTTGATTTGTGACACCAAGGATATAAAGGATGACCCGTTGATTGAACCTTCCACCGGAGGCTTAGCAATATTCTTCTTAGAGTTAAAGACCGCCTTAATTAGGTCCATCGGTAGATCATCAGCTAGATCTTGCTTAGGCGCCAACTTTGATACATCACATAGATAGATCTCAGGGCTATCAATCAATGCCGCAATCTCTTTCATAGCATCGATCCCAGCCTTATCATTATCTGGCCATAATACTACACGGCGATTATTTAAAAGAGTCCAGTCCCCACTTTTAACGTTGTTGGCCCCGCCTACCCAAGTGACTACATCTGCTTTTTGGAATATCTGTGCAGCCGCATCCGCCGTCTTCTCACCCTCTACTACTAGAACGAATCTGTCATCATTGCTTAAACGTTCCGCTCTATATAGTGTCTTGAAATCAGGGCGTCTCATGTAGATTTCCCCGTCGTCTCCGTATCCTAGAGGGTAGAACTTCTTATCTTTTGTCCTAACAATATAAAATAATATGTTGCCATTTTTATCTTTATATGTATAAACAGTACTATCAGGATGTACGGGGAGTTCGATGTTTTCAGGAAAGACCTTGAAATCTATCTTCTCCTCTTGTATTTCTGTGGCCGATGTATTATCGACAGTTAATGTTTGCATAGTATCCCACTCACATTGGCCTTTGTGGAAGCATTTGAAATTCACACATGATGGATTTAAAAACACCCGCAAAGATTTAGTATTGGACTTCTTACGACCCTTACTACACTTAGGGCAGCAGGTGTCATACTTAGCCTTAGCTTGATATTCGATTCCTAATTCTGCTAGTTTATCGCGTAGCATATCCTACTCCAAATGTTTACGTCCGAAGTACGTTTCGTACTCCATCTTAATATCACTAGGTAAAAATGCTGACAGTGTATCTCTGTCCACAGTTAATGTGTGCGCTAACAGAATATGAAATTTCTCGTCAAGAAAGTCGATCACATGTTGTGTTGAGAAATCACAACAGCTATAGACATCTATCATTAGAAGTTTGGTGGCATCCCATAGGTGAAAGGCGATGTGAGAGGTGGCAAGATTAATTGATCCTGTCAATCCCTCATTACCCACCTCTTCTATATACACAGCTTGTGGTTCGGTTACGGCTTTCATTCCTATATGTTTAACTAGATCTTTCAACATTTCCTTAGCTTCCTGCTCGGATGTCATAATCTTGTTAACTGTGGTCTTAATTAATATGTGCTTGTGTATTGGTACGAACATGTGTTACCTCCCAGATGTAACGTAATTCGGTTATTAGAATATTGGTTCGTAGAATGGATCGTTGATTATATCCATACGCTCAGGTTTCTTATCTTCCTCAAGTATAGCTGCTAGGAGTATCTTGATTTTCTCTACGTCACGCCGAATGGCATGCATCTCTCGTGTGATGTTGTCGTTCATAATATTTACCGTTTCCCCATATAGTATAATAATATATTCTTTTTAAATAAAAATCAAGAACTTTTTTAAATTCTTTACAAAATTTTAATGTGTCTCCGACCAGTTATCTCCAATCTTATATTCCCCATCAAGGACACATTTCAAATTAAAGTCCTGCCCTGCCTTAACGATAGCCTTAACAATCAACTTACCAATATCCTCTGCAATAGATGATAAGCATTCACTCTGAACCTCGTCATGGATGTTACCTACAAACTGATAGTGTACTCCGTGCTCGTATCCTGCTTCAGATAACATATGGTAAGCGTTAATCAAAGCCTGCTTCATTACTAAAGCCCCGGCAGATTGTAACAAAAGATTTAATGCTGAGTATTCCTGTCTTGGGTGGAGGGGTCTACCATCTATACCTACGAGGAATCCTCGACACTTGAAAGCGGTAGCCACATTAGCACAGAGTTTCTCATATCCGGTAAATGATGTGTTGACCAAATTACGTAGCTGTCCACCTGCCCTAGCCAGCTGCTCATGCTTGGTAACATATTCATCTTTATCTTTGTAATATAGTAATCCTAACTTTGCATTACCACCACCGTAGATCAAAGCATAGATCAACGACTTAGCTGAATCACGTTTAGATAGATTCATTATCTTTTGATTATGACTGTGTACATCTCCGTTAACCACCTCATGTGCGAACGCCCCTTTGTCATATGGATATAAGTAGTGAGCTAGCATACGGAGCTCGAGTGACGCAGCATCTACACCTACCAGCTTCCATCCATCTTTAGGAATCCACAGGGCACGCATACGCTTATCTTTCTTATCTACCTGTGCCATATTCGGCCGGGCATGGCTGCATCGTCCAGTGTTAGTGGCGTTTGTTAATACATCCCCATGTACCCTACCGGTATCCTTACGTACACATTTAAGCCATCCATTATCCCCATCCTTTATCATCCCCATCTGCTTCTGTATCCTGAATAGACGTCCAATATGTTTTGCTTCAGGGAACGGTAGTGCTGATAAGATCTTTTCGTCTATCTTTGGTTGTCCCGTCTCGGTGTACTCTGAAGGCTTCCATCCTTTAGATACTAGGAAGTCGCCTATTTGCTGACGGCTGGTTGGATTAGGTTCTATGAATTTGAAGTCCTTGGTTTCAATCTTACCGTTCTTACCTTTAACATAAGTATAGTTTGATTGGGTTTCTGATATTAATCTTCCTGCCTTTACCACCGTATTGTAGTGGGTTAGGTCCTTTAGGTCTGGCATTTGGGCCTTAACGATTGCTTCGAGAGTGTTGTACTCCTCGGACAATTCTTGATAAAGTTCTTCAGCCTTAGGTACGTCTAATGTGAATCCTGCTTGTATCTGTTTACTAATTATATGGGCGAACTTGTGTTCTAATTCAATCGCCCTAAACACACCCTTACCGTAGTTTTGTATCTCGCTACATAGTGAGTGATATACTTTTGCCGCAATTAGAGTATCCTGCTTACAATATTCTAACATCTCTTCGGTATACTTACTGAAGTCTGTGTAGTCTATCTTAGCACTATTAAATCTGTTACCCCATGCAGCAAGACTATGACCACCCTCCCGATCTGGCTTGAGAAGTCTTGATACGAGTAAGGTATCTGATATTTTATTTACTGCTACATCTAGTCCGTAAAGGCGTTGAAGTACTGGTATATCGTACATTAGAATGTTGTGTCCAATAACTTTATCTGCACTATTGACAAGCTCGATAAACGCTGGTATGTTATTTTGAGAGAAGGTGTGATACTGCTTAGAAGCTGGGTCATAGGCAACTGCGCACCATACAACTGTAGCATCTAGGAGTAATCCGTTTGTCTCGATATCAATAATATATTGGGCCATTGGACACCTCTTATGTTATAGACCTCGTGGGAACATCCACGGCATAAAGAACATCATGGCGTAAGATGCCATCATCATTTGAACCAAGTACATCGTGTACATCTGATCCATATTCGTTATTGTTACAAATCCATTTGTCATATTATTATTCCCTATCGTCGGTTGTTGATTCCTTGATGATGCTATCTTTATTGATGTTGTGTAGTTTAATCTTCTTGCGGTTGGTGCTTAAGTCACGTAAGAGCTCCTCCTCGTATTGCTGTCTGTTCTGTGCTAACATTCCGTAGTACATTGTTTGTCGTAATATCTTTTTCATAATCTACCTCCAGTTTATATCATTAATTAGTGTAGCTATAAATTGTACGATGTAGTGAATTGGCAGTAAAATTAAGACCATTATTGCCACACACCCTATCAGCCCAATCGTTTGTAATATTGATTTCAGTAGCATACTCTCCTCCGTTTAAAATCCTAGATCATCAGTTGTGACTAACTTCTTAGCCTGTGATTGGGGCTGACGCTGTACTAGCTTAGGAGCACCCCTCCCCATTGCGGCCTCACCATCATCGTCATCAGACGGAACACCTATCATTGCTTGCAGACCATATCTCTTAGCGTAAGTTATTGCCGATCCTAAAGCTTGAGGGTCATTTTGTTTGGCCACTACTATTGGTGTGATACCAGATATATATTCACCGCTCTCATGGAGGAGCACTGTCTCAACACCACCTTCCACTACTATTTGTAGGAACGTTATTCCGTGTTTATTCAGTGCGGGCTTTACTGTAGCAATCACCTCTGTTAGATCGGCATACTTAGATTTGAAGAATGGGTTTGCCGTATCTTTCTTAGCTATCCCAATCTCAGCCTGAGCTTTGACTAGTGCTACTGCTAGTTTTGTTAATGTTTCTGATTTATTCATGTTAACCTCTCAATACTTCAACACGTTTGTGATTCCTCTCATTAAAGACAATACCGTTTAATACGATATCTTCTCCGGTGAAAAACCTAACTAAGTCCGGACCGAGGATAATATCTAATCTATACTTAAATATGTATGGTGATACCATCTCTCTAGTTAGTTCAGGGTCATGGATTTTCTGACCGTTTGGTCCTGGCATATATGGTAGGTGAAATAGTACTAGGTCTGACCCGTCTACCTTAACCTGATCGCACGTGATCAATAATATTGCGGCAGCTGATGCAGCATATCTACCAACCTCGCAGGATGTTTTAATATGTTTAGCATGTAGAGCTTCTAAGATTTGTTCTAACACGATAACCTGTCCGCCTGGACTATCAATGTAAAGTTCTACTGTACTCCCTGGCGCAACGTCCTGAAGCTGTAATAAGACTTTTGATAATAGTGTTTTATTAAAATCCCCTATTGTTATTGTTTTAACGGGTGCGTTCGGTGCTTGCACTCCGAGTAGCGTAGCGGACAAAGTTAGACCGACTACTAACGAAAAGACTCCCAGTGTCTTTATCATATAAACCTCTTTTAAATAATGCTAAAAATTCAGATACCTGCTCTCTATTTAATTGGGCCAAGTCGACCATATCCCAGAAATTATCTGAACCTAACCAAGCGTCAGCGTCTTTAAAGATCGCCTGTCCTGATTCCGATTTTGAGTTTTTGTATTGTTTGTAATCTAAAAACCCACGTTCTATCACAGCTCTCCAGAGCTCTACTTCACCTAACATACTTCCCCCTGTATTTTAGATAACTCTTCTTTAATGATGTTGATTAGTTTGACGTTGATGGCGTCGTTTGGATCTCGAATAATTAACTCGCAAGATGTGTCGGTTAGTATATAGTATCCTAAACTACCAGCACCGGGATTACTAAATTCGTATATAACACCATTTTCTACGTGAGTGATGTCAGTATGAATTCTGAATAACGCGAGCTTTTGTAATTGCGTCTCCTTCATATTGTACCTCTGGACTGACGTCCATCTGTTTCCCCATACTTATAATAGTAGTATACTTTTATTTAAAAAGCAAGTAAAAAATTGAAATATATAGAAAATTATTGAATAATTAGATGCGCAGTACTATAAATATTATCTAAAATGTACGCTTTATGCTCTTTATTAATAGTGAATGCTTTACCTTCGGCATGACAATCCCAGAATCTTTTGGCTTCTTGTTTAATAAGATTACTTATTGTGTCGTCAGAATAAACTTGATAAGCGATAAGAGGGTAGTCCGGATAGTCTAGTCCTAAACATGCAAGAATACCACTATCGATTCCTGATACAGTTAATTGAGTATGTACCTGAAGCATGTACTCTAACGGCGGTTGTTCATACCATGATTTGAATTTGTCAATCCTAGTAGTCTTAGCCTCAACAATATATTTACTATCGTTGTGCATACACTTCCCATCCAGGCTGGCAGCAACACGATGTTCTTCGTCAACTATGAATACAGTATGATCGTAGTCTGCAGGCTTAGCATCAATGCCGTGCTCCTGCAACGCAATAAAAACCGCACCCTCGAATAGACGTCCGGCTCTCATGTAGACATTATCCTTAAGTGCTGGTGGATTTAACTTATCCTTCAGGACTTTATTGGCTGTCTTATATTGGTCTAGTCCGAACAAAGTTGCTACCTCAGTGGCAGTAATGTTTGTTGATCGTGCCTTCAACCACTCGTTTGACCGAGGTTTAAATTTATAAACTTTCATATGCCTTCCCAGTAGCATAGCCAATAAGCCAACCTTCCCAAAAATTGACTATTTGGTATATTTATGATATACTTATATTATAACCTGGGAATTGGTAGATGTCAATAAGAAAATTCTCTAAGTTCAATAATGTGCGTACAAAATATAAAGGGGTCACATACGACTCAAGGGCAGAGGCACAGTACGCTGAGATCTTAGACTACCTAGAGCAAGAGGGGCAGATAAAAAAAATCAAACGTCAGGTACGATTTCCTCTACCTAACATTGATGGATCACGCACGTTACGGTACGTGGCTGACTTCGTTGTCACCAGTAAAACCGACAAGGAATACATAATAGATGTTAAAGGCCTGCTAACTCCATCTAACAAGGTGAAGATTGCATATGCACAGGAAATGCATGATATCACGGTACACCTAGTACCGACCACAGGCCCCAACAAATTCGATACGAGTTTCATCCTATAAGGTAATACCAGCCGTTGCAGATTCAAGGGCTGACCTGGCTACTTGTTTGGTAACTTGAGCATAGATGGCCGTGGCTTGTTGACTCTTATGACCTAATGTCTTACCTATTATGAAACTGTTTGCACCTTGCTTAACAAGTAAGCTCGCGAGTGTACGGCGTAGGTCGTGCATTCTTATATTAGTTAGTCCAGCTTTTCTTTTTAAACGCTCCCATCCTCTACGCGGATCAGATAAATGCTGGCTACTATCATAGGGGCATGGGAAAACCCATGGGCCAGAAACAGCCTGCCCTCGATCTCTAAGAATGACAACTACTGGGTAGATTAAAGGTACTATATGCTCCTCTCCGTTCTTTGTGTCAGTAATTTTCCAGCAGGGACTCTCTCCAGACAGCGTTAGATCCTCCCACCTCATTGCCAATACGTTTCCTTTACGCGCTCCTGTCATTAATAATATATAGAAGAAGTCCCTAATCGTTAGATTATGTTCTTGCTTGAGTGCTGAAATGAATCTTGGTAACTCACCCTCATCTAAAATCCTGCTTCGAGATTTCTCTGGGAAGAGTTTAACTTTGGATGCAACGTTTCTAGTTAGGAGCTCCCAATCAACAGCTTTGTTAAGGACAGTTCGTAGCAAAGCCATAGCCCTGTTTGAAGAATACAATCCGTGCTTATTCTTTACATGCAGTTGGAATTGTTCAACCTCAAGTCGAGTCAGATGATTTATACTAATCTCTGCAATCGGGCCAAACATACAATCAAAGTTTAACTGATCGCGTCTCCAAGTTTTCTTTCGAGGTTTTGCATATAATTCTAAGTATTTACTAAATAATTCTTTTAAGTTCATAATTTTCCTATAAAAATGTTCGCTCGATTCTTATAGGATATCCGGGAAAAGTTACAAAAAGGTTAAGATTTTCCCTGACAGGTTGATTAGGAATCACACGCTCTATCCAGCTGAGCTACGGCCCCTAATGTTTCCACCTATAAAAAACGATCCCATTATATCTTTTCTTTAGGGTATGTCAATAAGAAAATTTAGCAAATAAAAAGGCACACACTTACAACCTATAAGTGCATGCCACTATTGTTTAATTATTGCTAAAAAGTTACGGACGTTTACTGATAACTTTATCTACTACTCCATGCTTACCAAACTTAACAGCTTCTGCTGAAGTCATCCATAAATCACGGTCAACTAGTTTTAGATATTTATCTTTGTTCATACCGACGTTATTTGAAATCATATCAGCAAGTAATGTATCTAGCTTCTTACTATGATCAAAGCTAACTTCCATGTCTTGAATTACACCGCGGCATCCAGAGCTCACCCTATGTGCCATCAACTGAGCGTTTGGTAAGGCCATTCTCATCCCCCTTTCACCAGATGAAAGTATTGCAAACCCCATACTGGCAGCCATCCCAGTGGCAAGCGTTCCTACTTTAGGTTTGATATAATTCATGCAGTCGATAACCTTAAGTCCTGCAATCACTGATCCCCCAGGACTATCAATATACAAATGAATTGGATCTTCACTTTCGGCCTCTAAGAATAGCAGCTGGGCGACGATGTCATCAGCCATGCTTGATTCAATTACCCCCTGAACAAATATAATTCTCTCTTTCAATAGACGAGAATATATATCAAACATATACTTGCCTTCATCTTGTACACTAGGTATTATACGATTATAAGTCATCCCAGAACTCCTTATTAAAATTTCATCATATGAAAGACCCAAGACTCTAATAAGCTTGCTCCTTCATTTGCGCTGAACTGCTTGGTATTTCTTACAAAGCTATGATCTACTGCTACTTTTAAAGCTAGTGGATTTGCGTATTGCTTTTTGAATCCAATCAAGCAGAATTTGTCATTAAGACAAATGTACTTAGATTCTACATATTTAGGTTCTTCTCTATAAAAATTAATAATGTGTGCCATAAAAACCCCATCCCAGTTGGGTGTTATTAAAAAACTATTGTCGCTAACTTTCGAATATAGTATTCTCGGTCAGTGTGGTGGAGGTCTCCCATATCGATAACATCTAATATTCTAGACACTATTAAGGATAGTAGGGCCTCGGAAGGTGGCAGAGTCTCTAAATCATCTCTGATGTCCATTAATAATCCGATGGGTGTGAAGCGATCTGTCTGTATCTCCATCACATCCAACATGTCGGTTACCAGATGTATCAGCTCCTCTTTCCACGCATTCTGTTTCATAAGTCCTCCTTATCTATCTCGTTCACTATCTTTAAGGTATTATCGGTTGATAATTTATCTGGATCTACTTTGGTTGGGTCAATCAAGAAGAATGTTGAGGTTTTCTCTTCTTTCGTCTCAATACTTGCTAACCTAGGTTTTTCATAGGGAGCTAGTTCTTTGGCGAGTTTTAGTGCGACTGTTAGGTCTAGTGCTAAATCGTGGCCGTTTTGAAGAACTAACTTCTGGAATAGAATGGGATCTCCGTTTGCCTCCTTGTAGATTTCATTCAACTTGTCTTGATTAACCTTTGCTTTTTTAGGTCTACCATTTAAGTTCCCAGAAACCCCCTTCTTCCACTTGCCTTTGTTTTGTTTAACATCGGTTGAATCTATGAATCCGTCTTTATCCATATACTACCTTTTGTTTTTCTTACCGTTTGCTGTTGTTAATTTGGCTAAGCATATTACTAAGGCCCCTAATAAATATGTAGATCCTAGTAAGATCGCCAATGTGCTAATAATGTCTGTCATGACACTTACCTTATTGTGTGAAGTCTTTTACTACGAACTGAGTTAAGTTTATGACATAATTCAATATGGTTATCCTGCTGGACGTACCCATTTTGGACATATCTTACTGCAGCTAAAGTGCAAAATACTAATCCAATGAAGATACTGATACCAACACAGAATCTTATTATTAAATAAGTGAAACTAGAAATTAGTTCGAAATGTGTAGACAGCTCGCCAAAAAGCCATACAAGGTCAGCCAAGCTTATTATCACACCGCCAATTAAGGCTAACACAAACGGGCTATTGAATAACCGCTTGGTTTTGCAATATAATATACTATGCGTTGTCATTTTAATGCCTCGGAGCTTAATGCTCGATCTGTTTTCCCCATAATTTAATAGTACTACTTTTTTATATGAGAGTCAACAACTTTTTTATTGACATATTAAAATAGCATGATATATTAAAAGATTTTTACTTTTTGATTGACATACACCTGTATATATATTAAAATAATAGTATGGGAAGTACAGTGGTGTATATGGCAGACAATAAACAAATGTACCTAGGCAAACTACAAACTGCTTTGGACGAACGTGATACAAAGAAATTTTTGAAAGAACTAAAATATTATATGATGTATTTTAGCTCGATTAGAATGGCTGCACGTGTCTGTGGATTAAGCGATGGCGTTTTATTAAAACTACTTGACGGTCGTAGTGAAGTAGAGGAGAAGGTCGTATTCGCATTACTAAAACATTTAAATCTCGATATACATGTACACTTTAAAAACCCAGAGGGTGATTTTGACGTCGCACATATAGAGGAGGTCTAAATGAAGGTTTCTGATGCTCTTTTAAACGCTTTAATAGAATTTGAAGGAAAGCGTAATAATATTTATAAATGTCAGGCCGGGCTTCCGACAATCGGTGTTGGACATGTCATTAAAAAGGACGATAGTCATCTTGAACAGGTGACTGGAATGGACCCTCAATATGTACGCTACTTAACTGATGAGGAGATCATGGCTCTTTTGCGGTTAGACATAACCGTATTTGAAAATGCCGTACATACAAACATTACCAGAGAACTAACTCAACGTCAGTTTGATGCTTTAGTATCTTTCGCATTCAATGTTGGTGGTGGTAATCTAGCCAAAAGTACATTGAGAAGGTTAATCAACACAAATCAAATGGGAGCTGCAGTTACTTCTATACTGTCTTGGTGCCTTGTAAACAAACGTTTTAGTAAAGGATTATACATACGCCGTGTATTCGAAAGTTCACTTCTTATGTATCCTGACAAACATTATGCAGATGGTCAGGGAAATTCTCAAATAAACAATGCCGATGTTCGCCGTATCCATAGGATGCTTGACACATATGAGCAATTATTAATTCAGTAACGGAGGCTCCAATGACTTTAAACATATTCGACTTAGCTGAATATAACCCTTCCGTTATGGATCTAAAGATCTCTGACAGAGCAACGCGTCAACTTGTACCATCAGAGATCGTAAAAGAACTAGATAAATATGTGGTTGGTCAGCATAAAGCTAAAAGGTTGTTAGCTACCGTTATCGCAAATCATAGAGCTATTGCAGCTTACAATGACACGAACCCTAAGATGAAGCTTAAGCGGAGTAATATCTTACTAGCTGGACCTTCAGGCTGTGGTAAGACGTTCTTGGTAGAGACTCTTGGAAGAATCTTAAATATCCCTGTTCATACTGTAGACATCACACATTACACTCAGGCTGGCTACGTTGGTAAGGATGTAGAAGGTATTATGGGAGAGTTATTTGAATCTGCCCCGTCTGAAGAGGCTGCTAAGCGTGCTATTATTTTCGTTGATGAGATTGATAAGGTTGCTACATATGAAAACACTGCTGCTATAGGTAGTACAGGTGTTCAAAGAGAACTTTTACGCCTTGTCGATGGTGGAAAACAGAATTTCGTATTCGGCAAAGGTATGTCGAAGGAGTCTGTCGAGATAGATACGTCGAATATACTGTGGATTTTTGGTGGGGCTTTTACCAATTTCATTAAAAAGAAAAAAGACAAAGCTACTAAGAAGTCATTAGGATTTGATAATGCTAAGCAAGACGAAAAACCATTTGAATTAGATCATGAGGCTCTAATTGAGGCTGGTTTATATAGAGAATTAGTGGGGCGAATTGGTCACGTAGCTGTTATTGAAGAGTTAAATAAGGCAGATTACATCAAAATACTTACAGATACCGACGAATGTGTCGCTAATCAATATAAACAACTTGGTCTATTACGTGGGATAGATTTGAGTTTAACTAAAAAAGAGATTGAAGAGATTGCTGATGAGGCAATGAAGCTAAAGGTTGGGGCTCGTGGGCTTAAAATCTTAGCTGAGAAAAAACTGTTTGATAGATCATATATTTAAAGAGAGGTAGCAATGTCAGACAAAAGAAAATACGAGTATATTGGAGGCTTATACGTGAATAAGTCGACCAAGGGAGACACGTACTTAAAGGGGAAAATAAAAATAGGCGACACTGAAGTTAATGTCATAGGATTCTTAAATGAAGTTGAGATCAAAAATGGCAAAGATGCAGGTAAAACCACTAAAATATTTTCATTAGCAATTAATACAGAGGAGAAAGAGCATGATAGAGAAGATAAACAAAATAAAAAGCAAGTTAGTAAAGGTCTTGGAGAAAGTAAAAGCAAAGGGACAAAAGCTGCTGGCAAAGATTCAGGACAAGCTTCTGGGGCTATTGTAGATAATAGTCGAGAACTACGCGAAGAGTGGGAGTTCTAATATCTACGGCGGGTGGTTAGATCTCTAGCTGCCCGCACAATAAATAAAATATAATCAACCTAAGGTCAGGATTAATATGAGTAATACAACTAATGATACAACAGCTAGCTATAGAGTAATCAAAGACCACGATAGTGATGGTAAATCAATATATTACATTGCTGATACTAATGGTATGATAAATGAACATATGGTATTTATTTCACCTGCAGTTCCCCTTGCGGACAGTATGGTATCCTTACACAAGACTGTCATGGCGTTACAAAAAGCCTTTAGACAACCCTCGGTTGATAAACAGGAGCTTATGGACAGCGTACAAGAACAACTCCTGATTGAATATCGCCCTAACCAAATGACGCAGGAAGCTCTCGAAGAAGATTTCGATGATATGATCAATAGAGCCTTAAACTCTAATCCTAGCGCCATTAAAGACCCCTTCTTACTACTCTTTGTGGTAGATACTCTATTCCAAAAGGTTGTAACTGAACTAGAGGCTGCTGAAGAAGTTTCTAAAACAAACTTAGATAACGTGTCTATAGCATTCTTACGTGCTATTACACGCATCTTAAACAAGCATATAATGAAGAAAACTAAATAAAACGTGGTTTTTTAAGCAAAATCAATAAATTAATCCATTTTTTCCTTGACTGCACGCATATTTCTATATATAATGTGCGCAGAGACAAACTAACACCTATGAGGAGACAATGGGTAGACACTTAAAAGAACTATATGAGTCGTTGCGAAGCGATCTACACTTTCTATATGCATTACCGCTATTTGAACAATATGCGAGACGTCCTGTAATGAGACGACTACTTGCCCGTATGGATGAGATCTATTGGGAAGTTATGCAGGTATATTATGAGAATAAACAATTGGTTAGAGACGATTTAAATAAATCTATTGACAATGCCGAAGATATTGTTAAAGTAATACTAGAAGCTGCACACAGTATATTAGAGGAAGACGTATACTTTAAGATGACATATCGTAATCAGCAATTATGGGATGAAATGCGTAATATGATTGATTTAATAGATAGAAGAAACCAGTTAATGAATACTACAATAAATGAAGATCAATAGGAATTGTGTGACCCTCGACAGGTTACACAAGCGGGATTGGGAGACTTGATCACTCTTCCTCCTAGTTAATTGGTGGTGGGAACGTCGACATAACATCTACTGTTTTCCCAGACATCGCGTACATTATGTGCCGGATGTAATATGTAAGAATCGCCCGATAGAATCTACTGCGGCATGCAGCAGGATGAAACTAGAAGGTGTTCTAACTCACCACCAAACCCTACCATTTGGGCAACAACATCTTGCACAATATATCTTGACACTTTCCCCTAAACTGTAATACTAGACGTTGACATCTTGATATCTTGACAGCCCCGTAGAACCTATGATATACTACACATAGATACTCCGGATGTTCTTCCCCTGGATTCGTCCTTTGCTCAGATGTCGGAGTTACCCCTTGACTACCCATACAATCTATGGTACAATGATATTAACAATTCCCGTACGGCCTCTAAACTATGCGAACCAGACGGGATTGTCCTTACATATTCTTGCCAGTAACTTGGACACAAATAACAGAATACAAAACAGTATTAAAACCATCCGCTAATAAGTAATGATACTATTATCGAATAATGACGTAATTGATAATTAACCGTGATACATCAGGACAACTCTGTTGGCCATCAAGACAGTGTAACATACGGTAATACCTAGTGTTTGGCCATGTGTTATATAGGTTAATGTGAGGTTATGTGAGATAGTGTGAGTGGAATGTATGACGGTAAGTTATAGGATATGGGAGGTATATGGGACGCTTCAGCTGAAAAGTCAACCCTGCATTTTAACAATAACAGGTGAACCGGAGAATTTGAGTGGTACAATTTGGCCATAGGCATACCGTTAAGGGGTTACATATAGGCAGGCACTGGTGTAGTAGGTAGAGGGGGGAGAGGGGTTCGTATTATTTACAGAAGGGGTATGCCGCTGTTCGAACGGTGGGTGTTGACTGCGACCCATCGTCCACAAAGATTTTTTTCCTTCCAGTTTGGTACTAATTGATTTGGACTTAAGCTACCCAGTCTAATGTCCGTTTAAGGAGAAATCAATTTTAAGCTATGTTTTAGAACGATTTCAAATAAAAAGGTAGGATACTACCCTACCCTAATTTTGTTTTAAAAAGGCCTTTAGAATTGAAATTAGAATGGTATTTCATCATCCGAAGTTGATGGTTCAAATGTAATACTACTCGAAGTTAGGAAGACCGTCTCCCGCTCGAGTGATTTCTTTTCCTCCAAGCCGTCTAGATCCACATCCTGTGGCTCCATATTATATTTCTTAAGATCCGAAGTTACGAACATCTCTCTCTTGTTACCGAAGATCTTAGAGGTATATCCAGATAAAGATACTACTACGATATTGTTAGGGATGTACCCGTCAGGGTAGTACTTCAACATTATGGTCGGAGAGTCGTCAATTGCTTTCCCTTTGTTTGGGGTATAGTCGATGTCTCTTCCGGTATACTTACATATTTTAACCATGGAGGCTAGGACATCTGATTCAGTTATGGTGAAGGGTAGGTTGTTAGCTTTAGCTTTGGCCTTAGATAGTTTTAATAGCTTCTTGGCATACCCTTCCCTAGTTTCTAGCTGTTCCTGGTATTTCTCTCTACGTTTATTAAGAATCTCTTCTTTATTCTCGAGATAGTATTTTTTATTATATCCCCTTAAGACTTGCCTATTCTTCAGGCGATACCTACGTTTGGCCCTCAGTGTGGCCTTACTTTGCTTCGATTTCTTCATCATAACATTCCCCAAGTTAAGATCTTCATCTACTCTAAAGATAGCATAGAATGGGATCAGTGTCAAGAGGTATATCCCTTGAAGACTATCCCTTGAAGACTTACTTATGTTACAAGAGATGTATATCTCTATATATTTACTAAAAAGAAATAAGTGAGTTTTCAGGGGATATCTGATAAGATTACTCTAGATCGAACAGTATATACCATTAGCTAACGGAATAGAGCGTCTGTCATGTGGGGGATGTTACCCCCTTTACTTCCCAAGCTTCTAACAGTGGAGATGTGTTACCTTCTTCATATTAATCTAGTTACATCATCTTCATCATTCTATTAGGGCGGGGTTTAAGTTATAACACTCAAATATCAATTGCTCGAATTCTAAGGGCACTTTTAGAACAATTTGGAATGGGGGTGCACTCTCTACACCTTTTTGTAAAACTTAATTCTAAAATAGGCCTCCAAATCCATGTTTGACATTTATCTAGTTTTTATGCTATAATTAGAAAATGGGAAACAGTTAACACACGAGATGTCGAAAGCAAAGATTATCAAGAGTCCGTACCAGCCGAGACCCTTACAGCAGAGGTTACACGAAAGTCTAGAAAGGTTTTCGGTTATTGTGGCACATCGTCGTTTCGGGAAAACGGTGTTCACAATCAACCACTTGATTATTCAGGCATTTAAAAATCCTCTACCTAGACCTCAGTATGCCTACGTAGGTCCGGAGAAGAGTCAGACTAAGAAGGTAGCATGGGAGTATCTCAAAACCTATACCGCCCATATACCTGAGGTTAGGCACTTCGAAGCTGAGTTGAAGGTCGAGTTTCCTACAATCGCAGGTTCAAAGGCGACCATCTACCTAGAAGGGGCAGAGAATCCGGATAGGTTAAGGGGTATGTACTTCGATGGTGTGGTTCTAGATGAGGTAGCTCAGATGCCGAAGAGCGTGTGGACCGAGGTTTTACGCCCTGCTCTATCAGATAGAAAGGGGTGGGCTTTGTTCATCGGTACACCTAAAGGAAAGAATTATTTCAAACAACTGTACGAACGTGGAGGGTCTGGCGAACAAGGTTGGAGATCATTCATCCTAAAAGCATCAGAGACTAATGTTATCGCACAGGAAGAGTTAGAATCAGTACGACGAGACCTTGACGAGGAGACATACCAGCAAGAGTATGAGTGTTCATTTGATGCGGCGTTACCAGGATCCTACTACGGTAAACTTATTACCAGGTTACGATCAGAAGGTAGTATTGGGGACTACAGTTGGAATCCTAAATATCCAGTTATTACAGCCTGGGACTTGGGTCTAAACGATATGACTGTGATATGGTTTGCTCAGTTCATCAATAATAAAGTCTACCTTGTTGACTATTATGCAGCTTCGGGAGAAGCCTTAACCCATTATCTAAACTTAGTTAAAGCTAAGCCGTATGTCTACGATTACCATATCTTACCGCATGACGTAAGACAAAGGAACTTCTCGACCGGTGCGACACGGTTAGACGAGATCCAGAACTCTGGCTTGAAGGTTAGAGTTGCTCCTAAGTTGTCTGTCCAAGACGGAATTAATGCTGTCCGAAATCTATTACCAATATGCAACTTTAACGCGAAGTTATGTGAAGATGGGTTAAATGCATTAAGTTACTACCACTCCGTGTATAGTGATCGGAATGATGTGCAGCAACTTGTACCTGTGCATGACTGGTCATCTCACGCATCAGATGCTTTCAGATATCTAGCGGTTGGATCTAGGCCAGGTGTGTTCCAGAGCGTTGTTACACAGAAGATGTTTGGGGAAGACAACACTCCAAAGGAATACGAAGATTTTGATCCTTTAAAATAAATAAACCCTTGACTTAGAATATATTTACTATTATAATAATTATATTAATAAAGTCTGGGGAGATAGTATGCGTGTGTGGAAAATAGTTAATGAAATTCATAAGGCTGTATCTAGGGGAATAGTCAAAGAGGCAGATTGGGACCCTAAGCACCCCGTCCTAACATTTTGGGAAGTCTCCTTGACACATATAAAGATTGCATTTATTCAGCATATAGACAAACAAGAGTACCTCATTGAGTCTTATCATTTAGAGACTGATCTTAAGTTGATACATAGAGCAGTAGGATATGTTAACTCTAGACCATATACATATACAGCCCATTGGTTACCACGTGACGTTAATCAGCCATCATATTGGACTGGTAATAGAATGGTGGCAGAGTTTGAAGCAGCAGGTTTATCAAATATACATATCTTCGATAATACTGCTTATCCTAGTTCACATTATTGTTACAGATATAATCATATCTAGTTAATTATTTCATTTTCATTACAATCTTTGTCAAAAACTTGACAAATAACGATTTTCATGCTATATTTAAATAGTTGGAAAGAGTTTAAATGTCGAGTAGGTAGTAAAGGTGGGTTTTGTAGTTCCAATCATTTCAAGTATAGGCGGTGCAATCGGAGGCATCGGTAGTGCTATTGGAGGGGCAGTGGGTGGTCTCGGAGGTTTTGCCAGTACGCTATCAACACTAGGGTCCATAGCATCAACCCTATCATCATTCATGGGACAAGAAAGCCCAGACGTTCCTACACAGCAGCCAATTAACATGGCCCCAGCAGAGGCACTTCCAGAAGTGACCAGGCCAGCAACGGTACTCACTAGCGAAGATCAAGCCAGCCTACAGTCAGCCGAAAAGAAAAGACGGTTACTAGCCGCGTCTCGCACCAACGATCAAAACCAAGCGAAGGCACCGGGGTCGACACTAGTGCCTGCCGAAGTTCAACGGCCAACATTGTTAGGCGCATAATTTAAGGAGGTTACCTATGGGAGGCTTAATCGGCGGAGGTGCACCATCAGCACCAGTATACACACCACCCCCAGCTGCAGCACCAGTTATTCAAGCACCGACTGTAGCTAACAAACAAGAGATTCTTAGTACGACCGAAGATGGTTTGAAACGTAAGAACAAACCGAAAAACTTATTAGCCGGGACAGCGTCGGACCAGGCAACATTAGGTGGCTCTACATTATTAGGTAGCTAGAATGGAACAGGGGAAACTAGTTAAAGAGCTGCTGAATCGATTTAATAAGCTGAAAGGTGATAGGACTATTGTAGATACTACATGGCAAACTATCGCAGATTACTGCTTACCCTATTCAGCTGAGATCACACGTAAAAGCGGAGTTGGGTACAACACCTCAGACCGTAACCGTATTTTTGATGGTACCGCAAGTAAGGCTGTAGAATATTTAGCCTCTGAATTACATGGGGGTTTAACCAACCCAATGATTAGTTGGTTCTCCCTTAAGCTACCGCGCCAATTACCACAAGATCAGAATACTTCAGTCTTTTTAGAACAAGCCCGTACTGTGATGCTAGACCTCTTCAACAGCTCCAGTTCCTGCTTTCCTTCGCAAAACCATGAGTTCATTCTATCTCTCGTAGCGTATGGTACGGCTTGCATGTTCGTAGAGGATACCATTGATAAAGGTATCAAATTTGCTACCATTCACGTATCTGAAATCTTTATAGCTGAAGATAGTTATGGAATGATCGATTCAGTGTTTAGAGAGTTCCAGTATACAGCTCGGCAGCTATATCAACGTTTTGGTGATGCTAACCACAAACGTGTTATCGAGGAGGCTGAGAAGGCTCCAGACACCAAACACAAGATATTACATGTTGTATTACCTAAATCAGACAGTCTCAAACCTGACAAGAAGTTCCATAAGTTTGTTAGCTTCTATATTGATTTAGACAACGGTCATTTGATTTCTAAAGGTGGATTCATTGAGTTCCCATATATCATAGCTAGGTTCTCTAAACTATCTGGTGAAGTATATGGAAGGTCCCCAGCCTGGCAGGTAATGTCAGAGATTAAAATGGTTAATCGTATTCGTGAAACCATCATTAAGGCAGCACAGCTACAAGCTACCCCTCCCCTCCTCGTTGCCGACGATGGTGTAATGATGCCTCTCAGAGCCGTACCTAACGGCCTAATTATGGGAGGTATTTCTTATGATGGGTTCCAAAGAGTTCAGCCACTAAACGTAGGCGGTAATTTAGGGATTGGAATTGAAATGATTCGGGATGCACAGAAAGCTATTCGCGATGCGTTCTTTGTCGACCAGTTAGTATTTAGGGATGGACCAACAATGACGGCTACCGAAGTAGTACAGCGTCAGCAAGAGTCATTACGATTATTGGCCCCACACCTAGGAAGATTAGCTACTGAATACTTAACTCCGCTAATCGAGAAAGTATTTAGCATGCTAGCAAGAGGCGGGAAGTTAGGTCCGGTGGAAAGACTTCCTCAAGCAGTGGTTCAAGCCGGATATGAGGTTGAGTTCTTAGGTCCTCTATCTCTCTTACAAAAAGCATCTAAAATCCAGCAATTCCAGCAGTTCCTGGGTTATCTAGGTCCAATAGCGCAAGTTTCCCCTACAGCGCTCCAGAACATTGACTTCGATCAAGCGACCCGCCTAATCGCACAAGATTTAGGGATCTGGCCTTCTATCTTACGGGACCCTGAAGCAATTGCTCAGGAACGTCAGCAGCAAGAACAGCTAGCAGCACTACAACAAGGAATGGGCGGTCTACAGCAGATGGCCGAGATTAATAAGTTAATGGAGCCTAAGTAATATGCAGATGTTTAATCGTAAGCTAGCTAACGCTTATAAGACTATATTTAGTACACCTGAAGGACAAGAGGTTTTTAAAGATCTCATGAAGCATGGTCGGTTACATGAACCAACCTTTGTACCAGGTGACCCAGCAACTACAGCCTTCAACGAGGGCATGCGCCGTATGGCTTTAAGGATATTCAGCTTTGTTACAACAGACGAGGCCGAAGTAGAACGTGCAGTACGTAATATAACCCTACACAATTTAAACGAGGATTTCAATGACAGATAATGTTAATACTTCAACACCTGTAGCAGAACCAACCGTAGCCCCTACTACCTTAGTTACTGAAACACCAGCAGCAACGGTAGCACCAGAAGCAGCACAAGCTGCTCCAACGAATGCTTGGATTGATTCCTTAGCCGAAGACTTAAGAGGACACAAATCATTATCTACATTTAAAGACGTTAATGAGTTAGCGAAAAGCTATTTGAATGCACAGTCTCTAATAGGTAAACGCATCAGTGAAATGTCAGCGGAAGATCTTGCGCATGTAAATGCCCTTAAAGGAGTTCCGGTAAATCCTGCTGAGTATACCTTACCAGAAGAAGTAAATCCTGAGTTAGGCGACTGGTACAAAAATATTGCTCATAAGGCAGGTTTGACCAAAGACCAAGCTAAGCACGTACTAGATAGCTACGTAGAATTAAACCGTCAGATGGAAGCTAAACATAAAGTTGAAATGGAAAATAGCTTCAATCAGTCTGTGGCAGCCTTACAGAAAGAATTTGGGTCAGCATTCGACCAAAGGATTGAAGTAGCCAAGAGAGCTGTAGACGCTTTCGGAGGACAAGAATTAAAAGACCTGTTGAATCAAACTGGTTTAGGTAACAACCCAACTGTAGTGAAGATGTTCGCGAAGATTGGGAAAGAGTTATTAAACGACCAAATTATTACAGCAGATCATGAGAAGACATTCGGCTTAACACCAGATGACGCTAAGCGCGAAATGAATAACAAGCTTCTCGATGCAGAATTCAGAGCCGCATACTATTCCGCAACCCACCCGGGTCATAAGGCAGCCGTTGAAGAAATGGCACGCTTGATGGGAATGATGGGCTCTAAAGGATAAGCCTGGCAGGCCCCTGGGAAAAAACCCGTTGACCGCGCAAGGTCAGAACTGCCCTCGAAAGAGATAAGCATATGGTTCGATTAAATTTTAATTGAAACTAAATAACGGTAAAAACAATGTCTTACACAATGGACTCAATTTTTGTAAATGCGTATAACGCAATGTTACATCACCTTGCTGAACAACGTGGATCCAAATTAAAAGGGCTCTTCGTTGAAGAAAAAGCAAAAGGTGAGAAACACTTTTTTGATCGCGTCGGTGCCTTCTCAGTTGCTGAGATTGTATCGGTAAACAACCCGGTCACAAACCAAGACGGTGCACTATCTAGACGTATGGCTTCTTTGAAAGCTTATGATGCGTCTACGTTAATTCACGATGTCGAAAAACTTAAAATGTTAGTAGATCCTACCAATGACTACGTACAGAAATTAATGAATGCTCATGGCAAAAACTTTGATGCTACATTAATTGCTGCTCTACTTGGAACAGCTTCCACCGGTAAAGATGGAAGTGGAACTCAAGCATTTGACACAACCAACAACCAGATTGCTCACGGTTCTGCAGGATTGACGGTAGCTAAATTCCATCAAGCCCTACGTATCCTTGAGTCTAACGAAGTTGATATGGATGCAAGCAATATTTACTTGTTAGTAAATGCCCGCGGTATCGAAGACTTAATGGCAGAAAGTGCTTTCACATCTATGGATTTCCAAGATGTCAAGCCGTTAGCAGGTAAGAATGTTCCTATGTTCCGTGGTGTTAAAATCATCAGAACAGAAAGGCTCCCAGCTCACACTGCAAGTTCAGTATATCGTGCTATTATGTGCACCGAGAACTCTCTGAAAGTTGCGGTTGGTATGGACCCAGTTGTGAACATATCTCAACGTGTTGACCTACAAGACCTCCCTTACCAGCTATACACCAAACAAGCGTTCGGTGCTGTACGTATGGAAGAAGGTACTGTTGTTGATATTTTATTCCAATAATTACTAGAGGTAATATACTATGGCTATTAAGAAAAGCGTAAACGCGACAAATATAGAATCCGCTCCTATATCGCTACTTAGCGGTAAAAGAGGCGAATTAGTAACGGTTATAGATAAAGTAGCTCTAGCAGCAACTGATATCGATAACACCAATGATCAGATCTTATTTGGACCAATCCCTTCTAACGCTAAGTTAGTTAGTGTGAGGTTGTTTAATGATGATCTAGATTCAAACGGTACCCCTACCCTAGCCTTCGACGTGGGCTTATACTATTCAGGTATAGGTTCTGGTCAGGTGGCTCTCGGTAAGGTATCTGGTGATATCATTGACGTAGACTGCATTGCAACTGCAATCACGACATGTCAATCAGCAAACGTAAGTGGAACAGAGTTACGCTTCGAAGCTGGTGATATCGTTGACATCACAAAAGAGATGTGGGATTTAGGCGGACTCTCAACTGATCCAGGAGGATTAGTGTATGTCGGGTTCGACGTAACCACAGCTGCCGCTACTGGCGCAGCAGGTGATATGGTTGTAATTTTACAATACATTATCTAACCAAAGATAGGGAGGGCCTGGCTCATTGTAGGGTCGCCCCTCCCAACATTTAATTGAGGAATTTAAAGATGCCTTCACAAGTAGAAATTTGTAACAGAGCCCTGATAAGATTAGGCGCAGATACAATCACAAGTCTTACTGAAGATTCTAAAGAAGGTAGATTAGCGAATGCGGTCTACGAGCAGGTAAGAAGGGACTTACTAAGAAGTCATCCATGGAACTTTGCCATGAAACGGGTAGTACTAGCGGCGTTAGTTACCGACCCAGCGTTTGAGTATACATATCAATATCAATTACCATCTGACTGCATCCGAGTATGGAAGCTCTATGATAGTAATCAAACCTTCAAAGTTGAGGGAGGCTTGTTACTAACTGACGAATCAGTAGTTAACCTAATATACATCTCAGACGAAACAAACCCAGAATTGTTTGACTCCCTATTTGTATCGCTAATGGTACTAAAGCTAGCTAAGGAGTTGGCATTCGGGATAACCGGGCAATCATCTATCGTGCAAGTTTTAGAGGATGAGTTCAACAGGCTTAAGCGAGAAGCCAAATTATTTGATGGACAAGAAAGCTGGCCAGACGATCTTGATGACGGAGATTGGCTAGGCGGCAGATACTAGGAGACTAGGGATGGCAAGAATAAGGAAAATACAATCAAGCTTTACAGCAGGTGAATTAACCCCGAGGTTACTTGGGAGATCTGATCTTGCCAAATACCAGGTAGGACTTCAGCGACTTTTAAACTTTATCGTTTCACCGTATGGCTGTATTTATCGTAGACCAGGAACCAAGTATATTACTAGTTCCATGTCGACTACCAAAAATGCCAACAAGCTTGTTCGGTTCGAATACTCCAACTCTCAAGCATATATCCTTGAGTTTACGACCACCAAGATTAGGTTTTACAAGGATCAGGGAGTAATTTTACAGGGGCGGGATTTAACCAACGGAACATTCACCAGTGGTATTACTGGGTGGACAAGTGCAAGCTCCGGTACCGGTGCTATAGCTCATGACGCCGGTAACGGGAGATTAAGTCTAACGAGCACAGGTGCTGGTAACGAAGCTAGGGCCGTCGCTGATGTATTAGCGAACTTTGGTGTGGGTACATATACAGTAACTGTAGACGTCTATACTAATAGTGTCACTTACAAAGTAGGTACAGCTTCTAATACGAGTGATATTGCGACAGGTACGCTAACTGCAGGGCTAGCAAAAACCTTTACCTTTACACCTACTACCAATGGTAATGTATATATCACATTCCAATCAACTGCGAACGTTGGACTGGATAACATATCAATAAACAGTCCAGCATATGAGATTAATTTTTCATGTACTGATGTTACGGCACTTAGGTTTGCTCAGTCATACAACACCCTTTATATTGTACGTGGTGACGCTTCCCCTCAGACATTGACAAGGCTAGGACATGACAACTGGGTTCTAGAGGATATGGTGTTCGAAGAACCTCCCTACCTAGACGCAAATGCAGACGAGAGTATTACAATTACACCGTCTGGAACAACAGGTAGTATAACGGTTACAGCGTCTTCGGCAATCTTTGCTTCGACAGATGTAGGACGTGCAATTCGCTACAAGTCTGGTCCGGATAAAGAACAGGTACAAACATATGAAGGTACCGGAGCACAGACATACTTTGATATCCCCTTCTACCCACAAACTTCAGACGACCTTGTAGTAAACTTTGTCGAGAACACCGGAGCTAGAACATCAAAGACATATACAGCAGGTGTACCAGGAGCCGGTCAGTTTACCATTACTTCTGGACAGGTTCGCACAGGCGATACCGCAACTACATCACAACTAGTAGAAATTGCACCTAAGAATGCTGGATCTGGAGAGTGGGGATGGATGACTATCACTGGATATACATCAACAACTCAAGTGACAGCTACCGTAGAATATACATTAGGCGGAACAAATGCATCCTCTGACTGGAGACTTGGCGCTTGGTCAGATACAACAGGATACCCAACCGTAGTAGCACTACACGAACAGCGTCTCTGGTTTGCTAGTACTACCGAACAACCACAGACTTTCTGGGGATCTCAGATCGGTAACTACACAAACTTCCAACCAGACGACGTCTTACGTAAAGGATCAGTAGATAATGAAACCTCTGTTAGCTTTACCATAGGCGACAGTAAAGCACAGACAATTCAATGGATGGCATCTAAAGGATCACTACTACTCGGCACATCTAACTCTATCAGATCGGCTCGGGGGTCTAACGGATCTATTACAGCCAGCAATATTAGCATTCGAAAAGAGGCGGACGTCTCATGTGAGTTTGCAGAGGTAGCTGAAACGGCTAACGAAGTAATATTTATCGAACGTCTGGGTAAGAGAGTATACTCCATCTTCTATAGTTTTGAAATCGATGGTTACGCTATAGACGATCTTCTATTATTCTCTGAGCATTTAGGAAAAGAATCTAAATTAACCAATGTTGTTTACCAAGACGAAAATAAACTACTTTGGGCAACTAGAGATGATGGCACATTATTATCTTGCACATATATTAGATCTCAAGAAGTTAAGGGATGGGCTCGACATGAGCTAGGTGGAACAAACGTATCGGTGAACAGTATTGCGGTTATCCCAGGATCAACATATAGTGAACTGTGGTTACTTGTAGGTAGGACAATCAACTCGGCAGCCACACAGTATGTAGAGGTATTAAGCGAAGACTTCTTTAATGCAGACAAAGAAGATGCAGTTTTCCTAGACTCATCTTTAACGTACTCAGGCTCAGCAGCCAGCACGGTAACAGGACTCTCACATGTTAACGGAGAATCAATTTCGATCTTGGCAAACGGCGCCGTACATCCTAACGAGACAGTATCAGGAGGATCGGTCACACTTGACTATGCAATCACAAAAGGAACCTTTGGCTTTAATTACACTAGTGAATTGGAGACTGTAGGGATTGAGGGAGGTTCAGTAATTGGTACAGCACAGTCAGCAATCAGTAAGATCCTAGAGTTAGGGATCAAGTTCTACGAATCTATTGGATGTAAGGTTGGATACTCATCTAGTAATTTAGACACCATACCATTTAGGTCGGCTTCTGATTCAATGAATACATCTCCAAGCCTATACAGTGGGTATAAGAAGATTAAGTTCCCTGGTGGGTACCATGACGAATATAAATGCTTTGTTCGCCAAGATCAGCCACTACCATTAACTATACTAAATCTAGTATTCTTAGCAACCGTATCGGATAGTTAATATGTTAGAAGTAAAGCCGTTTCATCAAAATGATATAACTAATATAAAAGTTCGTAAAGAACAGGTCGAAGTCCTTGAAAACCTTGACAATTTACGTAATTATGCTATAATAATAGAAAGGGTAGGTAACGCAGTTACCGTTAGTAAAAGTGGTGAAGTAGTATTTATAGGAGGTGTCTCTCCCTTACATAATCATGTTGGCGAAGGATTCTTCATATTTTCTGAAAATTTTCCGTCAGTCTTTAAGCAACATGCTAAAGAGATTATTAAAGGAATGAGAGATTACATAGCGTTGCATATGTTTAAGTTTAGAAGAATTCAAACACACGTCAGAACAGATTTTCCGGAAGCAAGACGCTTTATTGAAGTGTTAGGATTCCAATGTGAAGGAGTAATGCGCAACTACACTCCTGATAATAAAGACGCATATTTATATTCGAGGGTATCGTAATGTTCGATGGATTTGGTGCATTTGATGGTGCAGAATGGTGGGATGAACCAGTAGGTGGCGGGTCTTCAGACTTTGGTGGTGGCGGAGCATTCTTTGGAGGATGGGGTTCAAGTGAACCTGCATATGGTTCGTATGATTGGCAGCGTAGCAGGGTACAATCAAATGGGTTAATGGAAATACTAGGCGTATTTGGAAAAATAGGTGGGCGTCTTTCTGAAGCTAACCGCGCTAGGAACTACGCCGATGATCTAATAGCTGCTAGACAAGCGGCCTACACTAACTCGGTCACAATTGCAAATGCCCAAAAAGAATCAAACTTAAAAGTAGCAGCCTTCTCTGCAGGACTCAAACTAGATAATGCTAACGTATTAAAAGCTAATGCTTATAACCTTAAGAATCTAACCATCATTGAACAAGCTAGATCAGTATCAGAAGCCTCACAAGCTACATCAGCTGCAAGGTCTGGGTTTGCAAGGTCTGGTGTTCAGGTAGGTACAGGGTCTGCACTAGATGTAGAGAAAAACATTTTAAGTGAAATGCAGTACGACGCTAAGAATAAGTACACGGCCAGATTAAACCAGATCAAAGAGTTCTTGACACAGTCTGCCCAGCTAGAAACAGAGGCTGCGTTTACTGAGTGGTCTGCGAGAGATGAGAATAGATTTATTGATGCTCGAGTACAGCAGCATAAGGATTGGTAGAGGTTAGAGTATGGCAATAATTAATATCCCGTTTATCGATCAACTTACCCCATATGTACAAAGCCCTCCTATGGATGATAGGAGGCTTACACAATTAGCGTCAACGTCAGTTCAGGGATATAATCAACTACTCAATACGCAATTAGCTAAAGTAGATGACTTAAATGCACAGGCAAGAAGAGCTGAAATGGTTGCGGTTGAAGCTGAGAATAATGCCAGCCTAGGTAAATTACTACCAGCAGCTATGTCTGAGATCGGTCAGACCTTAATGGAAACGACGGATAAGCTGGCTCAGATAGACATGCGTGAGCAGAAAGAGAATCAGGCTAAGGCGAATAAAGCTTACATGATTGGAGAAGTATCTAAGTTTCAGGAAGATTATATTCTATTTCAAGATGAATTACAACGAAACCCATCATCTGACGCCGGTAAACGAACACTTGAATGGTTTGGTAAGCGTACTGAGGAAGCTCTAAAGAAAGCCCCAACTGAGGAGGCTAAACTTGACTTCCTAGAAAAGGCTACTAAGATGAAGCTCTCTGCGTTAAAGCAGGGCATGAGCCTAGGACGTTCGTATGACAAAGGACAACGTATTAGACAGATGGATGATAGCTTGGACTCTATGTCTCGCACAATCAAATTCAATCCGGGCATTGACCCAGCCACATACCTAAACAGATTAACTGAAATTGGAAACACACTACGTCAGGAAGGGTTTAACGATCAACAGGTAGGTGCAGTAGTACAGAATGCCAAATCTAAATTATACACCTCCAGTGTAGAAGGTTTCATTGAAAAGCAGCAACCAATGACTGCACTCCAGATGTTGGCCCGTAAAGATTATGAACAGTCAATACCTAAGCAGGACTTTGAGAGACTAGCTGTGAACTCAGCTAAAGATATCTTAAGAATGAAATTAAACTCTAAAAAGGAAATTGATACTGCATTAGGACTGAGTATGTTCGAAGATGGATCTATCGTTCCTGGGGTTGAGGGGGCAAGTAAATATGCGGACCTTCACTTCTTTCAATATGCATCTCAAGCTTTACCTAATAGTGGTGCCGTAGATCAAAACAACTTCAATACTATCTCGACTTCAGTCAGTGCTTACTTTGATAGATATAATAAGATCTTGGGATCGGACACTAAAGCCTTCATTTCGGATAAGGTTAATATGAGTCAGAACCCATACGAGGCTGCTGGATACGCATTAGCAGTCGACAAACTTGTTAATGATGAAAACAACCATGCCAGACGGATCGTACGTGATCTAGTATCAAACCCTAAAGATCTAGAGTC